TTATTTTTTTGCTATTTTACTTTGGGCGTTTTTGTTGACCACACGGCCTGCAACATAAGTAATAATCATCGCAGCAACTCCAATTGCAGATGCTGGCGCTATGCTTAAACCAAACTCTGATGCTCCGGCTACAAGAATAGTGCCGATGATCGTTGCCCAAAATTCTGTGGTTTTAATACCTGGTTTTGTAATAGATGTGTTTTCCATAGCTCGTCTCCTTTAAATTAGAACATTAAGAGTAGGCACGATTAAGCCATCCTTTTAAAAATTTACGCTGCTTAGGATTACTGACAGCAAGACTACGGTAATAGCCAGCAGCTTCTGATTTAAGAGCAGCAATTAAATCTGAGATATCCACAGCGTTAATGGCAGCAATAGTTTTAGGCCCTAGCAAACCATCCTCTACAACATTATTGCCAGCTGATCTTAGCGCCCGTTGAATTAAACGATGTGCCATGCGACTGCCCATATTTACAGCCAAATCAAACAACTTAATAATGAGGGGTAAATTTTCAATCTCATGGTAACGCTGAGGCTCCCAGTAATCTTGGTAATAAATGGCTTTGGCTGCGTCTAAATTAAGTGTTGGTATATCTATATGCGGATAGCTTAGCTTGCTGATCCCAAACTTAGTTTCACCACCTCGATCATCTGGATCATCAACATATTCACCTTCATGATCTAAAATAACATTGATGGCGCTTAAGAATTTTTCATCATAATTATTTGTCATTGTTGAGTCGTGCCTGTAGTTCATTGATATCTTCTTGCAAGCTGATAATTCGTTCTTCCAAACGAAAAACCATTTCGGACAGGTGGGTATTTTGTCTCACCCATTGCTCTTGCACCATAACGCGGGTATCAAGCTTTGCTGCCCACCAAATAGCGGTTAATGATTGCAACAATATAGCTACAATTATCCCCATTGAAATCTTTCTGGAGATCTGCCAACCCTGATCTCTAGTATCAACATTAAGATAGTCTTTGCTGCGTTGCGTCACTATTAACCCTCTTTCTTCATTTTATGTTCAGCAGTTAGCCGAGTTGTAAACCCACTTGCTTCAATAGCATGTTCTGCACGGGTAACTGTCCAATCAAATGGAATGGCAGCTCTAAACCCCTGCAACAGAATTTTACTCTCAGCAACCAATGCTGGATTACCTACAAGGGTTATATTCAAAGTTGCGGTGCTTTGTGTCAGCTTTTTAAGCTCACTTTCTGAGGCCCGCTCTGCAAGTTCTTTGGTTGGGAATGTTTCTCGCAGCCTATGAATAGGATCACCACTACCGGCTTTAGCTTCTATCACCTTGGCTTCATCAATATCATGATACTCAGCCACCACAGAGCCATGGTGATTACGCTCAGCAAAGGTTATGCGCCAATCTCTAGTATCTTTAGGATTAATAGCAACGGTAGGTAGGATTTGTCCTGATGCAGATTTATTGCCTGCTTTTGGCACAAATAATAAAAAACCACCTGCAGGTTTAGCAATTGCACCATGCAGATTGGCAAGCCGAGTAACAAAATGAATATCACTTTCAGCTGTTTGATCTAAATGGGGCAACATTAAACTTGCTAATTCCTCTGCAATGCGTGGTTGATAGCCATTTTGGGACGCTATTTTACTAATGACATCACCAAGGGCTTGTGGTTCCCAGGTTTTGGTGTTTTGAGATTTGAATGCTTTATTTAAATCAGCTGCATGGCCTTTAATAGTTATTTTTTGTGGTGGTGATTCAATAAGAATTTCGTCAACAATGTAAACGCCTAAATGAGTTAATCCGGTTTCTTTGTAGCCAATAGATAATTTAAGATGGGTTCCGGTATTTGGTAGTGGTAGTATGCCATCTCGATCATCCAAGGTGATTTCAACTGCATCGCTTTTAATGCCAGCCTCATCGGTAACACGTAGGGATACCAAATAAGACTGAATATTACGGGTAATTAACAGGCCATCAGCCCAAATAGCAAAATCTGGGGTCATAGGCTAATCCCATAATCGTATTGCTTGATCTACGTCATCAGGAGTTAGCTCTGGCAGTAAAATAACAGTACCTGCTGGCAAATAACTACCTAATTCTGCTAAGTTTTGATTCGCAGCATAAACTTCTTCAACAGCACCAGATTGCCTGCCATAATGTTTCCAGCAGATCCAATCGACCATATCATTTTCTGATGCAAAATAACGGATCATAAATCATCTCCATATTCTGTTAGCTCTAGATGAAATTCAATTTTCCTTGCAGATCCGTTTTCAAAAAAATAACTTTGCTGCTCATCTATTTTTTCAATCACCCATTTGCCCCAAACGTAGCCTTGACCATCGACTAATAAATGTGGGGTAGATTGTTTGGCTGAATCACGCATGCGCGCCACTTGAGAAGAACCGCTGCTATTGTCAGGGTAAATGACTCCATCTAAGCTTATTTTGCCGCTATCAGCTCCTATGTGTTGTAGAGCAGGCATGGCACCAATACGCTCAACCGCAGGCCAGCGATAACTACTTGAACGCCGCAAACTTTGATAGCTGCTTGTGCTAATAGCAAAGCGATAAGGTCCAAGAGCAAGCATCATGGTGTGGCTCCTATTGGATCATAAAGGGCGCCACGTGATTCTGCTTGAAAGCGCCTCACTACCTCATCAGCAATAGCCCTAGTATCTTGGCCTGGCAAAGTTTCAATTTTAATATTGAAATGATTATTCTGTGTATTATTTGTTGGTTGTAAATTTCTAGCAGAAGCTAGAGGTTGGGATAGCGCTTCTTTTATTGGTTTGGCATCACCAACTTCAATTGTCGCATTTTTATCTTTACCCCAAATCCAATCCCAGACTTTGCCAATGGCTTGCAGTGGTTTTTTAATCGTATCCCAGAATTTAGAGACAAATTCCATAAAGGATTCCCAGATAGGTTTAATGGGCTCCCACAGATTCATAAAGAAGCTTTTTACTGTATCCCATTTGCTGATCACAAGTCCTGCTGCAAGGGCTAAACCACCAACTATTAAACCAATTGGATTGGTCATGAGTGCCACGGTTAGCGCTCTAAATCCTGTAATGACAACAGGAAATACTCGAGATGCCAAGCCCATAAGGGATACACCAAATGTTTTGATAGCACCGCCTACAGCTAGAATTTTTAATCTGGCTGCTGTAATTAAAGCTGTCGCATTAAAGCCAACAAATCCAGTTTGCGCCATTGTTACCGCAGCAAGTAATCCTCGCCAAGCAGCAACTAAGGTTAATGCACCACCTTGAATAAAGGTCCAAGCGTAACCTAAGCCAATTGCTGCTATTTTTACACCCATTAATCCAAATGCAAGTCCAACGACAACTTTTGATATCGTCGGGTAGGTTTGAGCGAATTCTGCCATGGATGTCGTCACACCACGAATAGCGCCAACAATACTGTTTAGCGCTGGCAGCACCAGGTTACCTAAATTAATACCAACTTCAGATAATGAATTTTTAAGTAGCTGTAAATTATTAGCAGTAGTTGCAGCGCGATTAGCAAATTCTCTCTGCATAGAGCCTGCATATTTTTGCTCAGTTCCAACAGCAGTGATTGCTTTTTCATATTCTTTCAAACTACCAACCAAAAGCGCCAAATCATCTTGATATTCCATGCCGAATAAATCAAATAAAACACCAGAGCGTGCTTGCTTATCTAATTTTTCAACCGTCTTTAAAAAAGAAATGATAGCGCCTTGAGCATCAGTTTTAAGTTGTTCTTCGAAGACTTTAATGTCCAGCCCCAATGATTTAAATGCATCTTGGAATTTTTTACCTTGTTTGCCAGCGGTTTGTAATTTGCTGAGCATCGCATTAATCGCTGTTCCTGCTTTGGTTGGTGCTTTACCTAAGCTGATAAAAGCAGAAACTAATGCACTGGATTGCACTGCGGTTAATCCAAACTGCCTGGCAGTACCACCAATCATATTTAGAGCTGGCACCATATCACGGGCTTTAGCTGCGGTGTTATCTGATAAATGGTTAATCGCATCACCCAATTTACTCATTTCGGTAATAGGGATTTGATACACATTGGCAAGTTTAGCCATGGCATTACCAGCTTCTTCTGCCGACATATCATAGGCTATTGCCATTTTAGAAACGGTATCAGTAAAGGCGCCAAGGTTTTCAGCTGCAACACCTAATTGACCACCGCTAGCTGCAATTTGCGCTAAACCAGCAGCAGATATGGGGATAGTGCGCGACATATTTTTTAATTCTTCGCCTAGTTTTTTCAAACCATCTGGGGTATCAAACTCAACGACCTTGCGTACATCGGCCATGGCGCTTTCAAAGTCAATAGCAGCCTTTAAAGGAGCTGCTAAAGTGGCTCCCAATGCCACTGCATCTAGCATTTGTCCACGAAGTGCAGCACGCCGAGCTAAAACACCATCACGCTTTTTCATGATGCGATCAAGTGATTGATAGCGATGTTTTAATTTTTCAACTGAGCGGCCAAGGCGCAATTGTTGGCTGGATAAATTACGCATATCCATGCCGCTCTTGTGCATTTGATTGCTGAGCTTGGATAAGCTATTACGGTTTTTAAGATAAGCAGTTTTTGCTTTAGCAGCACTTTGCTTGGATTTTTCAAAAGCTTTCTGCAATTCTTTACTAGGTTTTGTGGTAGCCTTTAAGGCAGCAGCTAATTGCTTGACTTCCGCCTCAGCTGCATTCCAGGCACGCTTGGCGCTCAAAGTGTCGCGTTTTAATTTATCCAAGCTCTGGATAGACTTACCTTGTGTTTCTAATTTTTTGATGGTGCTACCAAGCTTACCCAATTGTTTAGTGCTACTAGAAATAGCTGTCGTAAAACTATTTTTAAGAGCAGCGCCAATGACTACCGATAATTTATGATTTGCGCTCATGCTCTAATTCTTTTGCTGTTTTGTACCATTCGATTAACTCACCTAGCTCCATTGATAATAAGTTTTCTAATCCGCCACCAATTAAGCAGGCTAAAGACAGCACAGCACGCCTTAAGTCATTTACACTGATGGCAACAAAAAACCCTGCAATACCTCTTGGACTTTGCCATAATCAGCTAAATCCAATTCTTCAATAGCGCTTTTGGGTAAATCAGCAAGATTAGAAATAAGTGCCACTTCTTTTTCAGCATCACTTTGCCCCATACGCTCAACGGCTAATCTATCTCGCACCTTAGGGCGTCTGATGTTTATTTCGGCAATTTCTTTGCCGTCAATTATTATTTTTTCTGTTAAAGTAATTGTATCCATATTAAACTCCTAAGGCTTGGCGCATAGATGAAAGTTGATCGACGCCATTAATCTTTCTAATCATATTTTCAGCGTCAATTTCAATTAATTCGCGTCGATCAATAGTTAGCTTGTAATAAAATATTGAGATCATACATTTGAGTGTGGCTTTATCTCCTGCTTTCCAGCTACCAGAATCTAGCTCTTTAATTTTACCGCGCAAGTTAACTACAACAGGCTGTGCATCACCTGTACCTTGCAAGCCACCACGCAAAGTAAAATTAACGGTACTGTTATCCATAATACCAAACAAACGAAACAGCTCTGGATCGTATTCTGAAAAGGTAATATCAGCTTCTAATTTCTCCATGCCTAAATCGATATCTATGGGCACATCCATGCCACCAGCACGATATTCTTCCATTTTTATTGTAAGTTTAGGCAGCGTAATTTCATCAACGCGGCCAGCATAACCACGACCATCAACAAAGGCGCTGAAATTTTTCAAAATCTTTGGCAACATTATAAAAGCTCCTTGATATAATCGTTAATCAAATGCGAGCGGAAACTAATGCGCTCAGCAGGATATGGTGGCGTAAAATCAAAATCGAAATAAACTTTACCTTGGGCAATATTAGCTGGCGTATTTAGATCCGGATCGGGATAGCACTCACCACCTAAGACAGCTCCAATGGCTTTTAAATGCGCAAGATAAGCATTGACGCTTTCTTTGACATCATCCAAATAAGTGCGATTAATATTGCGATCAACGGCCCAGAGATGGGCTCTAAGCAAAGAATCATGGATTAAATCTGCGGTACGTCTAACTGATAAAAAAGCCCATTTCTGATCGCTAGAACAAGTGCGGTTGCCCCATAGACGATAACCATCTTGGCGAATAATAGTTGCTACTTCATTTTCATTTAGAAAATTAGCGCGGGTATTAGAATCACCTAAAGCAAAGTCAACAGCTCTAACGGTTCCTACAATGCCACCTATAATTTGATTAGATGGCGACCACCAAAAACCTTGTTCATTATCAATTTTAGCAATCAATCCTGCCACATAAGAACTAGCAGGTATGGCTTTTTCAACATCATTATAGGATTTAACCCAAGGATCAACTACAAATACGCGGCTACTTCCCCAATCGGTACGCCAGGTAATAGCATCTTGATCGGTGGTATTAGGACCATCGGCTACAATCACTGCTCTTAAGCGCTCTGCAACTGAAACCATAGCAGTGACTACCGGATTAGCATTGCCTGCAGGTCGTTGATGGGTGAAATGTGGTGCAATTAAAACGCGAGGGGGTACATGAGTAATGCTTTCTGCACTTAAAAAAGCTTGTAAACCTAGATATTGGCCTGTATCAGCATCAACGCCGCCAATAATGTTGGTTGTTGTCTCATCGCTATCTACACCTTCTTCAACTCTCACAACAACAATTAGTGCGCCTATTTGATCAAAGATAGCATTAACAGCTTCAGGCAATGTACCAGTTAAACCTAGTTTTGCAGCTTCAGTACGATTGCCAATAATTAATGCTGGAGCATTAAGCGGGAATAATGAGATATCTGCATCAGGAGCTGTACCGACCACACCAATTACAGCTGATTTTGCAGTACGAATAGTGCGTGGCCCAGATGAGACTTCAATTACCTCAACGCCATGTAAAAATTGTTCAGCCATTTATGTTGCTCCTATATTTAATGCAGATTCAATTGCAGTCTCTAAATTATTTAAATATTGTGAAACCTCATCTAATGTTGTGCATTCTGTTAATTCTTGCTCTGTTTTATCTTCGCATTCTTCAAGCTTTGCTAGAGCACGTTTTGCTTCTCTAGCTTTTTGAATGATTAAAGTTGCCATTTCTATAACATCAATGTTGCGCAAATCAGCCAGTGGCTTTATGGCATCTACATCTTCTTGATCCAATGGGCTTCCTGCTTTATTAGCTTGTAAGATACTACGAGCTGCGGTTGCTTGGATGCGATAAGACTCACTTTTTTCAAAAGAGTAACCAGCATATTCTCTGCGATATTTATCTATGGTTTGGCTAATGGTTGTTTCAGCATTGACTTTGGCATTACCTACAAATTCTTGGCTTACATCATCTTCTGTGCGTTCCTGGATGTTATTGTCAGCATCCAAACAATAACATTTATGCCAATCAAATTCAGTTGGTGCTTTTAACCATTCCGTCCCAGCTGGCTTTCGACTTAAGATAGTAGTTTCAATTTGTTTGTTATCTTCAAAACGTATGTATATTGGCATAGCTTCCTCTTAATTCCATAATTGATAAGTGTATTGCAAGCCACGGCATTGCCAGGCACGCATGGTGCGATCGACATCAACTTCTAGACCATTAACCAAGAAGTTTGAACGGAAACTATAGATATACCAATGCATAAACTGGGTGTAATGATTATAACTACCAGTGTAATAGTATGATGAGGAATAAAGTAAAATAGCCACTGTTGTATTGGCTGGAACTGTTATATTTGCTGAGCCTGCAACATTTGATGTGCTGCTGGTATAGCTATAAATGTTTGACCAAGTGATCGCTGTAATCGAGGATGGATCATCATTGTTATTGTTTGGAGTTGCCACAAAAGCGCCTAAGCCTTCATAGCCTGAAGACCAATAAGATGATCCGCCGAAATAAAATGTGCTGGTGATATCCGCATTAGTTGTATTTTTCACAAACAAGGTTCCAACTAAAGCGTATGGGTAAGTATATTCATTGGATGATACGGAATAACGAGCATACATTTCTTTAAAAATATACATTCCATTAATGCCTTGAATAAAACTAAGCTGAGGAGGTTTGTAAAAACTAGCATATTGAGTGCTATAGCCATGAGAACCAGTAAGGATCTGCATTGCATAATCAATATTAGTGGTATTGTTGTACCATTGGCCTAGCTCTGAAGTATAAGTTCCATAACCCCAATAATCATTGTAGCGATTAATAACTCCAAACAAAAAAGGTAATGCACCCGATTTGATAATATTTTTCTTGGCAACTTCGGTTAAAATAGTTGAACCTTCTGGGACATCATTAACAGAAGAAAACCCTGCAACCAAATCCGTCATTACTTGTTGATGTGCAATGCCTGCAGTATCAATGTCAGTGATATTTAAATCTTTTTGGTCATTAAGTGTTACCACATGACCATCTGTTGCAGATTGCAAACTACTTAAAGCATTAGTTTTGCTAGTGTCTAAATCAGCGAGATGCTGAGTTGCAGCATCGAGTAATTCCTGTAATTTTTCATCACTCATGCTAACGAGGTCGTACACCGTGCTTTGGCCAGCCATTGATTCTAATGCTTTAGATAAATAGGCTAGCTGATCGGGGCTGGCATCAACCGACAAATCTTTTAGCCTTTGATGTAAGGCATTCACTGCTTCTTTTGCTATCGTCACGGCGTGCTCCATAATTCAAGATATTGTTCAAGACGCAATCTCTCGAATTGCATCTTCAGTTGATTATGTTCCGATTCCTGAATTGATACGTCCGCATCAATTTTTACAATCGAATCCCGAATACGGCCTACATCTTCTACTGCAATATTGTCAGGATGTGGCAGTGGATATTGTCTCTGGCTTTGATCATTTGGCATTAGGTTACCATCACTCTTAAGTTGCGCACCCTTGGGCGATATAAAACATTACCGGTTAACACCAATTTAACCCGAGTTTGATCGCCACTAAAATTTTCTAAAATATGAGTGCGCTCAACCCAGTTTTCACCAACCGGTTTACCAGCAGTTAATTCTACTAATTGATAGTTGTTTTCTGTTACTTCAACATAGGCTTTTACATCAGCTGTCCCTGTTAAAAAAGCCTCATAGGTGATAGTCACTTTGCTATTTGCTTCAGCAGGAATTGCCCGGGTAATGTAATTTGCGCTTTCCTGGATTTTGCCACAAATAATTTGCACCCCAGGATATACAACGGGGCTACGATTATTAGAGCCTCTTAGATGTGCTTTACAATTTAGATTGCCAGTTAATCTTGAGCGTAGAGCAACAGGCAAATCATCTGCTAAACGATGCACCACGCCATCTTCATCAGTCAAAGAAAACTCAGCATCAGTATCAGAGGCAACGCGTTCTACATTAGCTAGGGCAATTAAATCTGATACATCTTCCATTGCTAGCGTGCCTAAATCAATTGTGCGACTAGATTCTGTAAATTTGGCAGCAAGCAAACGAAAAGTTAAATCTCTTTCTTGATGTGGAGTCCAAGTAGAAGCATTGCTAGAGGATAGCAATACACCAACTTGATAAGCTTGTGAAGTAACCCATCTGCTATGCACTGCATCATATTTTCCCAGCTCTGCGATTTTAACAGCAGCATTAGCATCATCTGTCATTAATACAATTGCATATTCTCTGCCTGCCTCTAACCAAACAGGCTGCCAGGTTATACGTGTTGGATTACCATTAGTATTAATTTGACTAGGTTGAATATCACCCTCGGCAAGCACAGTTTGATTAGGCAGCCCTACATTAGTTTCTCTGATTTGAGCGACAATACGTTTTTCACCTGGAACACCAAACCATAATTCAATACCACCTACATGACGACTTTCAGATAAAGTAAAAGTTTGCGCCAGCGGATCAAAGCGTCTAATAACAACCGTTGTTTCATTACGCCTAACATCAGTAACAGTCGTAACTCTGCGCCTATCTTCTGTCGTTATTAATCCACGACTGGTATAAGTGGTCTCCCCATAATTACCTTGATCACCAATAAACTGAACTAATTTTGTTCCTGTCGGCACATTTTCTGGAACTGTAAATTGCCCAGAAATTTCACCTTGTTCGTTTGCTGTAAGAGTCATAATTTATCCTTGTGCTTCAGGTTCAATATCAATACCATCAAAAACCATTCTTAGGGTTTCGCCTGGGGTAAAGCCACGCACTGTGAAATTCTGCAAAATGGTACGCATAAAAGCAGCCTGCCTATTATTACTAGAAAGCAACTCATTACTTTCATCAACTTGGGTACGTAGTAAAACATTGCGGGTGGTGACGGACTGTGTTCGGCTAACCCAACCTCCGCCATTAACAACTTGTCTCGTAATTGGGCTTGAAAAAATACTAAAGCGCCGTGTGACCGGGCTTGACCAGTTGGTTTCAACTTCGGTCCAACGATCAATATTTAAAATGATTTCTGTTTTAGCAGGGATGGGCTCAAAAGCCTGATATGGATTAATTTTCATATCCATGGTTTGCAATGGCTGCTCTAAAATTGTCTCTAATTCATAAGGCAAAATCCAAGCGCTACTAGATTTACCAATATCGGCAACTTCTGCGGCAATCGGTAGAGTTAATTCTTGATCGACAATAGCAGCTGTCTGCGCTAATCCCTGATCGCGCATATCATCATCAAAAAATGGATCGACAAATACGCCTTTTTTAGCAGAGGGTTCTTGAGCATTGGCATCATTACGTAATTTTTCTTGCGCTAACAAATCATACAAATCATTTATTGCTGAGCGCATCCTTTCTATATCACTCATTGAGATAGCATGAATAGCGTTATTCATAATGAATGGCTTAGCATCTGCGTGCCAGTTTTGTTCAACATAAGCCAATGCCAACTGACCAGATGGTGCTCTTGGAATAGAAGGTCGCCAAGGATGTGCTATGCCTTTTATGCGGCGCACAACTCCTTGTCTATCAATCGTCAACAAATCATAGCGAGGCATACTCCATACATAATCAACAAGCACCAAACTGCCTTCTACAGCACCTGTTATTGTAAATCCTGATTCTGTTATATCGGTTGGAGTAATACGTTCTCTAGCTTGATATGTGATCTCGTAAGTGCTACCAGGAGCCGGCTCTGAGCCAGGCAAAGACCAATCTACCCCACCTAATTGCAGGCGATAATCTTCGCCATTTGTATAAACAGTTGCACCTTGTTTGGCTTGTATAATGCTTAATACTGCATCATCTGGAATTGGATCGGAGCTGCCTGTAAAAGAACCATGCGTCATGGTGATGGTTTTTTCAACGGTAATATCAACATCACTAACTTCTGCTAATGGCTGATTATTTAAGACAACAATCATGTCGCCATTTTCATCTGCCTGAAATGTATGAGGTTCAGATTCAACTGTCTGTAAATCTGGATCGATTGGGAAACGTGAGCGCAGACTGTGTGGCAACTCTATTTCATAACCATCAACATGCGCTTTACCATCATCAATAACAAAAGTTTGCTCGCCATTTGCATTATTCAAGAACCAGACTTTAAAACCTTTGACTACATAAGAGCCATTGGATTCCCTATCATATCTAGCCAATGCGCTGTTTACAGCATCAAGCTGTGGCGGTGGCGCTGTTTGGATTAACACACCATTATCAACAGCATAAATAGGATAGAACTCAGCGCCTTCTCTAGGTGTTGTGATACCTTCTGCTTGATAATCCCAATCTAAAGAAATTTTAGTTCTAGCAGCGCCTGGTTCTTGATAATTTCTAGTACCAACAGCAGGATCGCGTAAATTTGGATCTTCTAATTCGGTAATAGTGCTTTCTTGGTACCAAACACCAATACGCACTGTGGTATCAATTGGAATGGTAAGTTGGCTAGCGCTAACAATGCGCACGCTACCACGTAAATAAACGGCACCAGCTTCAATTGTAGTATTGCCGGAATCAGGATTGACAACGCAAGTTGCCCCTTGGATTACATCTCCATCACGAAATATCGCATCGCCAATACCTTTGATTTTATACCAAGCATAATCCTGAATTTCATTTAACTCTGCAGACTGCAAGCCACGACCTGATAGAAATAAACTTTTGTCGTAATTTTTACTTGGATCAAATCGGTTATAGTAATTTTTAAGTGTCATACGTTTATCATCCTTAAAATGTCACCACAAAGGTAAAGGTTTCTCGTGTTGCAGCAGTGCGTACCAGTGGTACCGTATGCTCAAGCACCAATAAAATTCCTGGAGTTAAGATTTGTTCTGGCGTGAAATATCTCTGGCCCGGTGGTAATTCTGTTAAAAATTCAATACCTACCATCACGCCTAATTCTTGGATTACCTGATTAGCTGCATCTTCAAAATCAAAGGTGAATTTTAAGAACAAATTATTAGTAGGTGATTGGCTTTCTGTAAATCTACCGCTTGGCGTAATTAATTCACCATTTTCATCACCAGACCAACCTGATTCATTAAGCTGGTGCTGTTAATGGATTCACGCGGGGTATCTTGGATATAAGTGATATCAATCAAGGCATCTATAGCAATACCACCTAAAGGCAGACGTGTAATCGTGCCGCTGACAGTATCAACGCTATAATCTTCTCCTGAGCTAAAGATCGTTTCATCTTGGCTCACCACTACATCTTTAACCGGGCTATGGGGCAAGGTAATAAGTTCATCAACAAAATTAGCTTGTAGGCTATGATTGCTGCCCCAAGCGGGATCACCTGAACCCTAAGCCAGATGTATAGCTTGTTCTTTTATACTTGCAGCTATGGCGGCACGGCCCGAGCTGGTTAATATTGCCATGAAATACCCTCAAGATAGTTATGCATCATCAGTTATGGGTTATATTCACAATCGGCGATTGATCTGTCCAAGGACGATTTAAATGAGGATGTTCATGCCAAAGTAAGGTACCAGGATAGTCGCTGGTGAAATATTGATCGGCTTGATTGCTGCTATTTAATAGCCAAGGGCTCAATGGCGAATCAGATAAACTAGGCCACAAGCGTCCAGGCAATAAATGGGCACCATATTCTTGTTCAACCATTAAACTTGCTGGTTCAAAACTAAAAATATTTTCAGTGTTATGTTCATGCTCTAATGTTTTACGCTCTAATATTGCTTCCTCAAATATTTCCCATAGATGTAGAGATAATAAATCTTCATCCAATTGGGCTGTCCTGCCTATTTCAGTATCAGATTTTGCTGGAAAACAACTGTTAATAGCACCTAATTCAGATTGCTCTGATAAAACTATTTGCGCTTTAATAAACCCATACCAGGTAATCAATGGATTTTTGGCCACAAATAACTGATCTAAATTTTTAAAAACACTTAAACGCTGTAAAATCATGTCACGATTTGGAACATGGTGGGGTGATTCATCAATAATAGCGACATCTAATCTATATAAATCATCACTAATGGCTGCATTATAGTATTCACGCAAATAAGCATTCTTAAGTAAAATATCACTAGCTGTGGAGTTAAAATTATTAATTCGTCCAAACGATAAAACTGGATCTTGATTGTCAATTCGTACTCCAGAATAATCTGACAACAAATCTCCCCATTGACTGTGATCTAATTTAAACCTGCGAATATCATGCAAATGATTATACATACGCATTAGCCTAGAACGCGCAGGTGCTGCTAATCTTGCTAGCCCAACAACACTATCGACAAAAAAATCATTCGGCACATCATCTGGAATGCCCACTTGAAATTCTGCAAAATGTTCACCTGGTGGCTCTTCTTCAATAATGATGTCATTAATATTGGCCCAGCTAAGCGCCATACGTAATGCTTTGGGTGTGCCTTTAATGCGATGAAAATATACACCTTGCTCTATAGCAAGTTTTGGATCGGGTAACCAAATAGAAATTTCCCCTAAGCTATATTCGTATAATAGCCAGGGCATGATTTCATTCAGCGGTACAAATTTAGCACCGCGAATAATAGTGGGGTCAAGTGGATAATGACTTGCAATTTCTAAGTTTTTCTCTTGTTCAGAGGCGTTAGGAGGCAACACGGTTATCATAAATTACCACCTACGATCTTTGAGTGTTAATTGTACCGAATCAATGGCAACGCATTCATTTTCAGCAATCTCTATATCTTGTTCAGGGGAAATGATTTCAATTTTCTGCATACCTTCGACAAATAAATTACCCATAATCCAAGAGCGGGTTAAATCCCAACCCAAACGTTTTTGCTCAGCAATTGCATTGTTTAATCTAGTTTTAGATTGAGTAATAATCTCGGCACTGGTTTCAGGATAGAGATAAATATCTGCAATAATTGGAGTAGTTCTAATACCGCACGCTACAACTTCAACGCTATCGGTTAAAACCCTAACTGTATCATTTGTCACAGCTTCGGTTACAACCTGAAGCAAAGCATCATCTGCAATGCCTTGATTATCAGCTGCCAAAATAGAGATACGCACTTGGCCTGGTAACGGTGAATCTGCTTGTGCATCTAAAACTCTAGTGCTCGCCGATAATGCATGGTAGCGATAATAATCACGGCTGCCTGCTGTGGACCATCCTGCAATTTTAGCTTGAGTGCGTTTTCTAAAGGCAAGATCGGATTCTGCCTCCAGGCGTTCCACATTATAAAAAGCAGCTAAGTGATCTAAGTCTGAACTTAAGGCAAAGGCTAATAAATTTGCTCTTGCTGCATCATTAATACGTTGTCGCAATAATAATTCGCGCCATGCGGCTATTTCTAAAACTTTAATGGCAGGATCACTTTCAACCAGCGCTGAAAATTCTGGATCTTTAGCAACAAGCTCTTCTTGCATACGACTTAAAATCAGCTCATAACTTAATGGCTCTATAATATTTGGCGCTGGTATTTTACTTAAATCTTGTGTCATTGAATAATCAGCCCCTCTAAATTAATTTCGCGTCCCTCTGGCACATAAATGCCTCTAAGTAGCAAAGTTACACGTCCATCTTCAATGTTTTGCACCTGAACTCGTTCTAATTTAAATCGCTTCTCCCATTTTTCTAAGGCTTCTGCTGTGGCCATATAAAGCTCAACGGCAAAGCCTTTTTCTATTGGCCTATCAATCAATTCAAATAGTCTCGCACCATAATCACGGCGCATAACACGACTACCAATAGGAGTGGTCAAAATATCAGAAATGGATTGCTTTAAATGCTCAATCCCTGATAATTCTCTGCCTGTTGTTTTGTTCATCCCGCGCATTGTTAACCACCTGCAAATACATTATCGCTACCTTCAGCACATTTAGAGCCACAGGAAATTGGATCTCCAATTCGTGCTACTGGTTTGCCATTTATATATACAGATTCAGAACCCGTGCTTAAAACGCCACCATGAGGCGGAGTATTAGGACAAGCATGTAATTCCCAACTATCATCCTGACGATGCACGCCTTTGCCATTAACCAGAACATTATCACTTGCCTGATTATTAGGCCGTGGTGGAAAGCAGCTATGGCCACTGCATTTATCTTGAAAACGTACAATTGCTGGCATCAGTTCAACTCAATCTTAGTGGCGTTAAGAATAATTTTGTCTTGGTTAATTTCAATAGAAGAGTCACCAACTTTTAAGGTGATGCTCCCGGCTTGTGTGACATCAAAAGTAAAATTGTGATCACTGCGATCGTAATGTATTGTGGTGCCATCTTTAAACTCCATACTTTGTTTCTCAACATTGGTTTCAGGGGCAGAATGCTTTTGCTGATAAATGCCACGAATAACCGTCCCTTGACTCATCTCACCACTGGGCGACAATACTAAAACTTGCTCACCGATTTCTGGGGCATTCCAATTGCGATTATGGGTTGCATTGCTTGTGATCCAAGGTAGCCACTGCGTAGTAATTGGACCAATTTTTATTTTAACCCGCGCTTTTTCATAATCAGCTTCAACGACACTACCAAGGCGAATAAGATTAGCTAAGCGCCTGTTCATTTCAGATAAACTAAACCCCTGATCCATCTGCTAGCTCCTGATATTTGTTTTCGTGTGGAGGACCAATATAAGGCGCAAAACCGGCATAAATAGTATGCGCTGCAATGTCAGTATCATTCCAAATAGAATCACCTAAGTGCAATTGATGCTGCCATTCAACGACCCAAACCAAATAAGCATCTAAATCAGCTTTAAAAGCATCAGGACTTGCGCTAGTAAAATCAGCAGGGCTCACATTTAATCCCCATTGATTGCGATGCACTAATATTGCAAGCGCTGCTGCTAAATTTTGAATATGTAATTCAGCATTATCAATGGTGTTATCTATAACCACGCGCGCTTCAATATTCACAATAACTGCAAGCTCACCCGTGCCTGGATCTTGTCCTGGCTCTATATTACTCAGCTCAATAAAAACAGCAGGTGCTTGAATAGCTTTACGAATACTGGGATATAAGTCACATCGTTGCACGGCGGGGATTTTCTCAAGGACTGTTGATTGAATGGCTTTTTGCAAAGATTCTAAAATGCTCATGCTTGCCTCTTGGTTGCAAATTTAATTTCATGAGCAAAAAGCTTAGTAAATTGTTGCGCTGCCTTTTCATCGGTAATTTCTTTGATAATGGTAGAGGCAATAGGTTCAAGCGGGAATACCACTTCACGAATAGGTAGTTTTCTGCGAGATTTACGCTTGTAAATTCCTGTATGGCCCGTTGGCATTGTGGCCACAAAAGCACCTTTAAAATGACGTTTACCGGCTTTAGCGCCTGTTTTGGTTTGGCGCATATTGCCAATTTGATTGGCTTTCACCCCATGTAAACTTGCTAGAACTCTAGCGATTAATTGTTTACGATTTGCTTTTAAAACTTGCAATCTATTTCGGATAATTTTTTGTTTGAGTAATTTTTCTTTTGCGATTTCTGTAACGCTTTGAGATCTTACCCAAAGTGCTGTTTTATTCAATGCGCGCATCAAAGCTATTTCTAGCTGGTTTTTAGAGCTTTCAATAGATGAAATAATATTATCAATTTCATTACTATCAGAAATATCTAAATTAAATACGCGCATCCTATATCTCCATCACTTGCATTTGCCAAAGCCTAGTTGATTGATCTAATAGTGGCTCTGATATTACTTTGAATGACAATGTGCCTATGACAAAAACAAGCCCAACATTTGGCATTGATTCTAAATTTGCATCTTGCACCTCCACAATACCTGTTGTGCCAATAAAATCATTTTGAGAGCTTTCATAAAGGCTATCTGCTGCTTTAAATAAGACCTGAATGATTTTTCCATTGGGTAATGTTGCTTCAACACCTAAATGTAATAGTGAATCATCAATTAAACGCAATATGTTGGGCTTTAGCATCATTAGGCACTGATTTTCACCAATACTCCAGGCCTATGACACATTGGCAGTGGGTTAGATTGCGTATGCAAATCAGTACCACGTTCAAAGCGTCTTGGCTCTTGCTTGGCATAAAGCGGTTTACCCAAAGTATTAACGGTTTCATTAAAATCAGCTGGAGCAAAATAGGTGCTAAAAGTTTCACTTGTGCCTAACGGAAAACAATGCCCGGTATTTTGTGCAATAAAACGTCTAACATTACCATCTGGATCGGTTGCCTGACCACGATATTCTTCAAAAGTAATGCCTGCAAAGGTAAATCCAGCACGCATATCTGAGCGTAGCGCCGAACCTTCTTGCCATCTTTCATATGCTTCTTTAACTTTTGAATGAGAAGTTAACGCATCGAAAAACTCAGGGCTAACCAAGGCATGGACTGCTGTCATATATTCACCGCGAAGATTATCTTCAATGTGGCGCAATACTTCTAAACATTTTTTCTTTACATCCGTACCAGCTGTCCCTAAAGCAAAGCTGACTTCTTTTGGCTGAATTTCAAACTCATCATATAAATCAACTAAAGCTGTTCCATCAGCATCTAAAATAACGCCTTTTAATGCGCCCATTCGTAAATGCTCTAATGTTATGGCATGTTTATTACGCATAGATTGCAGATGATCGGTTAACACATTAGCAATGGTTTGAATTTCAGTTTCACTGCCAAAAGCACGTAAGCCTTGTACTTCTTCAGGTAACACCACATCATCATGAGGAATATGCGGTATACTAAAGCTTCTGACTTTGCGCTTATCGCGTTTCCCAACGGTGCCAGGCGCACCTGGATGTTGAGTTGGTAGTAAATTTAGAATACCATTTTTTTCTTCTACGGCAATATGCCTAAAACGTACGGCTTTGCTTGGAAATAAATTAATGGATTCTAATTTGCCATAATTATTCGGCAATAAATTGATACCAGCTGTGAGTGCTGTCATATCAAAAGCTGTATTGGTAAATGGATTTTGCATAACTTACACTCCTTTTCGAATAATAATGCCACGAGACTCTAGCTGAGCTATCGCATCTGTTTTTTGCTCATCAGTTAGTGATGGCCAAACGATTGCATGATCGGCTAAAATAGCCTCTCTGGTGAGCATAGGAGCTTTTTTAGACTCGCTAGTTGCATCACAATCTTCTAGCAAAACGCCGATAATGGCTTCGCTACCATCTGTTGCCAGTGGATCAAAAACTTTAACCAACCCAGTTTCTGTAATTCGCCCAACAATACCACCAAGCTTTAGGTTTTGACCTTGAGCAACATCCACAGCCTCGCGTGAATAAAGATTACTGGTTTCATATTTTAATAAATCCCCAAGATTATTGGGCTCTATAGCAACGCTCATACATATCTCCTATTATTTTCTGCTCGCTTTGATGCAATATCAACAAGCGGGTTAGTGGTTTCACCTTGTTTAGGGGCATGAATACTGACAATATCCTGAGGTTGTTGCTCCGCAAGATGCGATAGTAAAAAATCACGCGCTGTATCAGGGCGTACATCTTGTTCGATAAATTCAGATAGTTTATGGGGCACTTTAGCAAGCTTACATAAGCGACATAATTCTAAAATACTTTCGCGATAAGCATGCTTACCCTCTAATTTTGCTTTATCTTCTAAAGCTGCAATATCAATAGTTTCTTCAGCCATGGCATATTTCCTTTTGGTTTGAGTTAATGACGTCATCTTAGGTATCCATTCAGCAAATGAAATTAATTTGTCCGCTAAACCGATATTGATAGCTTCCTGGCCAAAGAAACAGCCAGCTTGAGTGCCTAGAATTTGCTCTGCTTTTAAGTTACGGTTACGAGAAACCAATTGGGTGAAAAGCCCATAGAGCCTATCGACTTCTAATTGAAGATTAGATTTAGCATCTTCTGTAATTGGCGTATGGGGATTTAAATCATTTTTATGTTGGCCTGCATAAACAGAAGTATATTGCAGCCCTTGCTTAGCATCATAACTGCTTTGATCAACATGCGTGGCAATTACGCCAATGCTACCAACACCCGCTGTTTGGTTAAGTAAAATCTCATTGGCACAAGAGGCAATCGCATAGCCTGCTGAAAATGCTGATTCATTTACGAGAGCAATAATATTTTTTTCTTCGCGCAATTTAACCATAAAATCACACAAATCAAACAGGCCACTGATTTCACCACCGGGACTATCGATATCCAGCACAATTGTTTCAACATGGGGATTGGTTGCAGCATTTAATATCTTTTCCTGCAAGGCATCGTAGCTTGTCATGCCTAGCAGATCATCAAATAGACTTGCGCGCTTGGTTAAAATTCCATGCACAGGGATAAAAGCTACTGCATTACTTTTAGGATAATGATGCTCTTTCGCTTTAGTGCTAATCGTTGTTAAATTACCGTGCATTAAATCTTTTGATAAATGCTCAAAAGCACTATATTCCAGCATCATTGGTCGCTGCATTAAGCAAAAATTTCTTGGGATTGTTTTATTCATTGCGTTTTTCTCCAACATCAGAATCAAAATGTAAGTCAAGAGCTTCAGCGCGCTTGCGATCATTGAAAATTTCCTGATCGATTTCTTCTACGTCATAACCTAATTCTGAAACCACCTCGGAGCGACTTTTAAAACCATTACGCACTGCCATTTTCTGAGACTCTTGGTCTTTTAGAGGATCAACCCAATCAAAACCTTGAGGGATCCATTTAACCGCTTTATAGCCAGCCTCATTTTTGGGCATTTGTATCGCATCTGAGATTAAGGCAAGCTCTAACCAGCGTTGCCATACGGGCCGGCAAAATTGAAAGACCATGATGTGGTGCTGTAGCATCGCGCAGCGTCTTCTAAATTCGATTAAACCAGCCCTAATGGATGAATAATTAACTTCAGTTAAATCACCACTGAGCTGCTCGTAAGTAATGCCCATACCAGCTGCAATAGAGCGCAACTGCTGGCGCATAAAAGCGGTATAATTGCCGCCAACATCAGATGGTTCTGAGAATTTGACATCTTCACCTGGATCTAATAATTGCATGGTGCCTGGCTCTAAACCTGCCATAGCAACACCTTGTGAATTATGTTCATCCTCACCCATAAAATTACTTTCTGGATCAAGTCTGGTAATAAAGCCCGCAAACATTGCAGCGGTTTTTTTACGAACTAATTCTGCATCATCATATTGATCAAGCTCATAGAGTTTTAATAGCACCCGGCTTAACCAAGGCTCACCTCTGATTTGCCCGGGTCTATCCATACGATAAATATGTAAAACTTCAGAAGCTGGCACCCGAACAGATTGGCTGATATTTAATCGCTCACCTGGATGATTACGATAAAGATAATAAGCAACACGTTGACCCAAAGGATTAAACTCAATGCCACCTTGAATACTAAAACCACCGGTTAATGGTTTATCTATGCTGTGATCTAAATGCTCAGCTTCTAATACCTGGAGCTGTAGTGGTACGGTTAACCCATCCTCTTTTCGTCTAACCCTAAAGCGAACTAAGCATTCACCACCTTCAATCATGCTGCGGCAAATGGCAGCTTGCAGGCCATAAAAATCTGTTAATTGATTACTATCAGCTTCGTCTGTCCAGGTAAGCCACAATGCTTGCACTTGTTTTCTGAACTCTGCATCCTGTGCTTTAGACTGCGGTTTTATTCCTGCGCCAACACAATTAGCAACTAAAGTTTCAATAATATTGGCAGCATAAGGATTTTTGCGCACCATATCTCGGGAGCGATTACGCAATGCATCCATATGCTGAATGAGCAGTGGATTTATCGATTCATTTCCCGGCTGCCAATAAAGTAATCGGCGACCATTGCCAGAGGCATCCCAGGCGGTTGCTTTTGTTTTAGGTTTTTTAAATAATTGCTTTAGTGACTTTAAAATCATTTGCTCACCCCTTTGTGGGTTGCAAAAACAATACGGCGTTTATTAGAAGCCCCTCTGGATTTTAATTCTGCTCTAATTTTATTGCGTAAACTAATTAACTCTTGTAAATCAACTTCGGCATATTTAACTGCATGATCGCCATAGGCAATAGATACCACGCGTTCACCGCTTTGCAGTTTTAAAATCGCCGCTTCCATTTGTTCTAAATCGTGTTCGCTATACATGTTGATTCATCCATTTGCTTTTGACCACCTTGGCCCTTGGCTTTGCCTCAGCTTTAGGCTTAGTAGGGCTTACTGAGTTTTGTTCAGCTTTCACCGTTAAAGTGTCACCTGCTAATTTTTGCCACTGCTTATCACCCCAACGTTCAATCCCTAAAGCAATAGCCGCAGCTCGTGCATAGATTCTGCAATCCAGCGCTTCATTACGTTCGCGTACTTTTTGCCACTCGCGTTTGGGATATCCTTTGACGACTTTAGTGACCAATTGCTCGGCGGTAAGCTGCTTGAAATAGCCCGCATCATATTCTGGAAAGTGACAATAGCCAGGAGGATAGCCTGATTCTAATGCTGATAATTTTAATGCCTGATAAAATTCAGATTTCAATACTGAAACACCAACTGGCCAAAGCCTAACCCCGCGCCTTAACTTTCTGCCACGAATAGTTACATCTACTTTATTGGGCGTACCAAGTGGTATTAGCGGCTTATCCATGCCTTTAATCGCCATCACTTGGGTTACTGATTGCTCGCGCACCCAAGCATAAACTTCTTGCGTTGAGAAACCCGCGTCAATGGCCAGCATGCTAATACGTTTATTGACTTTATCTTCTGCAGGATAGTAAGTTTGTAAAACTTCAGATAATTGCTGCCAAATATTTTCTTTTCCTGGGTCGCCTAATAGAATTTTATAATCTACCGACCAGCTTTCACGATTAGGTCCCCAGGCGACCACCTCAAGTTCTAATCTATCTTTTTGCACATCAACACCTGCCGTTAAGACCAGTCCACCACGCGGTACCACACCAATTTTATAATGCTCACGACGCTCATATAGGCGCTGCCAATCCGGCGCTTCGCCTTTATCAACCCAAGTTTCACCAAGTGTGGTATTGACCCAGACTTTTAATAATTGCTCATTAGATTTAGCTTGTAAGAAATGTTTAACCGCATCTGCCCAGCTAAACCAACCAACTGGACTGTAAAGACTAGATAAATGAAAGCCTGCAACTTTATTATTTGTTTTATTTTCTGCTTGCCATCTACCGTGCTCTAACATCCAGCTTTTTTGATGGTGATCTATTTTTTGTTTGCAATGTAGGCATTGATAATAAGCTTGGTTTGGGTCGTCATCCCATTTTATTTGCGGCCACTTTAAAATTTGATATTCATTGCAGTGCGGACATGGCACCCAATAATGTCTTTGATCGGATGCTTCAAATTCATGCTCAATACGACTTAAGCCTTGAATGGTAGGGGTTGAGATTAATAATATTTTGCGCCTGCTAAAAGTATTGGTACGTTGAATAGCAAGATTAACTGGATCGCCTTCACCATCAGCATCCCCAGGATAGGCATCAATTTCATCTAAGAATAAATATCGCACTGGCATAGAGCGCAAACCAACAGCGCTATTAGCACCGGTTACAACAATAACACCACCTGTAAATTCTTTACTTTGTACTGTATTTCCAGAGTTTCTGGAGCGTGGATCTTTAACTTTATTTTGAATACAGGGCGTATCTTCAATTAGCGGTGCCAAGCGTCCTTTAGACCAACGCTTACCCATCTCAACAGTGGGTTGTACCACAAGCATAGGACCTGGCGCTTGATCGATAATATAGCCCACCCAGTTATTGCCAGCTTCAGTACCGCCTACTTGTGCCCCCTTCATAAAGACAACTTTTTCAATAGGGGATGAAGGTGATAAAGCATCCATAATGCCACGCAAATAAGGCGTGCGCTCTGTTCGCCAGCGGCCAGGTTCAGCTGATGCTGTTTGTGATAACATGCGTGATTTATCTGCCCACTGGGATACCGTCAGCAAAGGATCGGGGCGCAAGCCACTATTAAAACTATCTGTATAAATTAATTCAGCTCTCATCACGCGTTAACCCCTCTAAACTATTGCGTATCTCTTGGGATAAAAGCTCATGAATTTTACTAGCGTTATCAACAGAAGCTAATAAATTGGCGACTCTATCTGGAATATTTAATAAATTATCCCGCACAATACGGGCTTTATTAAACGCTGCTTGTTTAACTTCATCTACCGCAATTAATTCACCAATTTCCACTTTGGCTCTGGCTTCTAGTAGTTTACCGCGCTCCATTTCATTTTTAATACGGGTCTTTAATAGCAGGGTTGAAAGCTCTGTTGATTCTTGGCTGCTGCGTTTTTCTGTTTTACTTAAATCACGAATTGCAGCAAGCGCCATATCGGCTTGCTCTTCATCAACTTTACCTTCTACAGCTTTTAGCGTGCCTTCTTTGACCAATTGATTTGCATATTGTCTGGAAAATCCATGTTTGCGCGCCCATTCAGCTTGTGAGATCAGTGCCATGATGTTTACTTATCTCACTATAGGTTTGATTGGTGCGGGCTAGAATTGCCTCTTTTTTACTGTAGCGCTGCCAGCGTTCAATGATGGTATCCACATATTTAGGCTCTAGCTCCATCATAGCGCAGCGACGATGCGTACTTTCTGCTGCCATTAGAGTCGTGCCAGAGCCACCAAAGGGATCTAACACTAAATCATTTTCTTTGCTGCTATTTTTAATCGCACGCGCCATTAACTCTACTGGTTTCATCGTAGGGTGTAGTGCATTATTGGTAGGTTTATTGATTTGCCAGATATCGCTTTGATTGCGATCGCCACACCAATGCCGCTCTGCATTTTTAGGCCAGCCATAAAGAATAGGCTCATATTGGCGCTGATAATCACTGCGACTTAATGAAAAATGATTCTTCGCCCAGATAATAAATGTGGACCAATGGCCACCATTTTCAACAAAAGCTTTCTGCAGCACATGTAATTCTGAGGCTGCCATGCAAATGTAAATTGCACCCTTAGTATGTTCAATAATATTGCGACAAACAGCATTTAGAAATTCAGGGAAATTATCACCCAAATTATCATTGGCTATTTTGTTTTGATTCTGCCGGGTTTTATTGCGGATGGTATCCTTGAAACTTGCACCGTAATTGACGTTATAAGGTGGATCTGAAACGGTGATGTCTGCTTTGTTATCTTCTAGCAATAATTGGTAATTATTGGGATCTAAACTATCGCCACAAAGCAAACGGTGATTGCCTAATAGCCATAAATCGCCTGCTTTGCTAATAACGGGCTTATCTTCTTTTGGCGTGCTGAAATTTTCTTCTGTAAATTCTTCTGGTTCCTCTGCATTTTCTAGATATTGGCTAATTTCGTCAAAATCAAAGCCAGTTAAATTCAAATCAAAATCAAGGGCAGCTAATTCTTCTAATTCAATTTTTAATAAGTCCTCATCCCAAGCTGCCCAATTTGCTGATTGATTGGCAAGCAGACGAAAAGCTTTAATTTGTGCATCAGTTAAATCATCTGCCAAAATAACAGGGAGATTTTTCAAGCCTAATTGTTTAGCGGCTTTAAAGCGTAAATGGCCATCAACAATAGTGCCATCACTTTTAGCAATGATAGGAATTCTAAAGCCAAACTCTTGGATGGATGCAATCATCTTATCGATCACCGCATCATTTTTTCTGGGGTTGCGTGCGTAGGCGATTAATTTGTCGATTGGAAATTCTTTGATAGAAAGTGATTGCGCCATGTCTGTTTTTTTACCCTTATTCGTCAAGCGTCAAGGTTGACAACCATTTTCACCCTAACCAAATCCTGCGGCTCTGCCACCCAACTAACTTAAATAGCCAGGAAGGACCCGATATTTCCTACGCCACCATGTCTGGCGTCTATGTTATGAGCGATTAACGCTTAAATTAGCTGGTTTAACTCATGACGTTTCAATTCCTCTAATGTTTTGTCTCTTCACTATCTGCTATATTCAGCATTGCCCGTAAAAATGTCCGCCCAATTAAATATTTTTTGCAGATATTTTTTTAAGCCACATGCTCTTGCAGTAAGTGCTTGATGATTATATTCAGCAATGCAAAATAATGTGTCCGCTAAATCGAATATTTTTTTACACCTTGCTTTCATCAAATCAATCCAACTGCAATTACCACAATCCATACATTCAGAGTTGTGATTTAATCTGTCCGCTAAAACAAAAACATTTTTCATTTTAATTCTGCCAAACAAGCCGCATAGCCAATCACATCCACTAAGCTATCAAAATGCTTTGGGTTATGCTGCAATCGCGCCAATTTAAAATCTAACATCATAAGCGCTACCTCTGGCGCTGAGAGCTCTTTATTCAGCAATACTGACCATCTCCTTGCAATACAGTTAAAATTATCCTTAGGGCTACCATAATCCTTCTGACGCTCTTCTAAAAGCGTTGCCACATGTTCAAGTAGTTGTTTGCTTCGCATGTTCCTGACTCCAAAATAAAATAGCTAAAGCATCTGCCTCGTTATCATCTACCGGATCAAATCCTTTATCCCTGGCAGCTTGTAGCATTGCTTCTTTGCTTGCATTACCAGCACCGGTCATAAATTTTTTAATCACCCCAACACCAACGCCTTGATAGGCAACTTCATGATCTTCACACCAAGCAGTTAGGTGCGCTAAAAACCCACCATAAACGTGAGCTGCATCAACACCTAAGTGCCTGCGTACTTCTTCAAAAAATACCAGCCTAATGTCCGCTTTAGTTTTTAAATCATCTAGCCAATGACGGAATTGCAAGAAGCGCATGCCGCCACCACTAAAGCGCGAGGTATGAAAACTTTTGCTGCCGCTAACAATCTTGCCATCAGCGAGCAGCGCAAAGCCGGTCTGTGTGCCTAAATCTAATGCAAGTATTGCAGCTGACATGATTACCCTTAGCTGTTGTTTGTCTCTTGGGTGATATGTTCAGCAATGGATAATGAGATGTTCGGCTAAGAAAAAATAATAACAAAGATAAGTCTTACAACTAATATGCGTTTCTGTGTCAGTTTCCATTGCCACATAGATATTTATAAATATGGAAAATGGTAATGACCATTTCCATATATTTTATATATATAGGAACCCGGAAAGCCGGAAAGCGCTTATATATCAAGGGTTTAGCTCGATTTATTTCCGGAAAGCAAGCATGGAAATGGAAAGCAGTGGAAAGCTCGCAAGCCCTTGATTTATATGGGTTTATTTGATTTCCATCTCGTTTCCATCGCTCTGCTTTCCATGGAAAGCTGGAAACCGGAAAGCAGTTTGCCACCTTATGTCATCCTTCTAAACACAAAAAATCACCACCAAAACACCATCATTGTTAGCAGCAAAACTGAGCAATTTTTAGCGCCAAATCCCCCAAATTCCAGCAATTGATTTTTGCGGTCTTATTTAAATTACCCGCGATCTGATTCTCATATTCCCCATCCCATAACAACAGGGCTTTAGTAATCAGCCCGGTCTTATTTGAAAAGTTAGCGTCCCTGCTGAAGTTTCGCCGTTCTCGGCATTCTTGAAAGAAACCAAACAGGGAGCCGTTATGAGATCAAAAAATCGTTATCCGGGCATGGATCCAGCCATTGTAAAACAGATCCAATATCACGCATGGCGCTTAAAACAAATGCCATGTTTTTGCAGCGAAGACATTGAAGATATCGAGCAGGAATTATTGTGCGAAGTATTTGAGTGCCTTGCCAAATATAACAAACAAAAAAGTAGCCTGGGAACTTTTGTTGATCAGATTATTACGCGGCGCTCTAACAACATGATCCAAAGGCGATTAAGCCTTAAACGCGGCGGTAAATGCACCACTATTTCGTTAGATGTCTGTGATGAATATGGTGTGGCTTTAGTTGATAAGTTACCTGATGAACAATCATTTGAAGATTTAAATTTAGCGTTAGATGTAGCCCACATTGTTTGTCGCCTACCAGAAGGCACGCAAAGAATCACAACCTTATTGCAAACCTACACCATTACAGAAGTTGCCAGCATGACGGGCAAATCTCGTGCTGCCATCTACAGACTACTAGAGCAAATTCGTCCCTGTTTTATAGAGCTTTTACCTTACCTCAACCAAGGTGGACATCCAAAGCCTAAATCCGGAATAAAACCATCAACCAAAGGAGAAACCCATGAGTAACACTATCTCATTTTGTTTTTTAGATGAAGCTAAGACCGAAGATATCAGCAAATTATCAATAGCTGATTTGTTATCGCTGCAAGCAAGGCTAAGTAGCGTATTAGCAGAAGCTAAACGCCATAAAACCATTCTAGATAACGCGCTGGAGCTAAAATTTTCAAGCCGCGCCAAAGAAGCCTTACAAGCAGATGGACGTGATACCGGCACCGTGCATTTTGTTGATGACAATTACGCAATCACCGCTGATATGCCCAAGAAAGTCGTTTGGGACCAAAACAAACTCTCTGAGCTTATTCACAAAATACCAGAAGAAGATCGCAAGCAGTACATCAAAACCAGCTACAGCATTGATGAACGCAAATATGTGGCATGGCCAGAAACTCTAAAACAATTTTTCAGTGATGCCAGAACTGTGCAACTAGGCAAAGCAAAATTTTCAATTAAAGAGGAACAATAAGATGAGCTTAAAAATTATCAGCGCAGAAGAACGCTTAAAAAATCATACCGGTGTAAAGATGGTTATCTTTGGCCCTTTCGGGATCGGGAAGACCACGCTTTTAAATACGTTAGAGCAACCAGCTCTTTGTATTGATATGGAAGCCGGTTTACTTGCGGTGCAAAAATGGTCTGGTGATTCTATTAGTGTGCGCACCTGGGAGGAAGCAAGAGATATTGCCTGCCTAATTGGCGGACCTAATCCTGCACTTAGATCAGAGCAACCCTATAGCGCCAAACATTATGAGCATGTCTCTAAACAATATGGCGATCCTAAAGCGCTTAACAAATACCAATGCATTTTTATCGACAGCATAACAGTTGCCTCACGTCTTTGTTTGCAATGGGCTAAATCACAACCTGAATGCATCTCAGAGCGTACTGGCAAAGCAGATACCAGAGCAGCTTACGGTTTGCTTGCCAGTGAGATGATCGCCTGGATCAATCAATTCCAACACATCCCCAATAAAGACATTATTTTTGTTGGCATTTTAGAAGAGCGTTTTGATGAGTTTAATCGCTCCTTTTGGAGCCCGCAATGCGAAGGCAGCAAAACATCCAATGAACTCCCAGGCATTGTTGATGAGGTCATTAGCATGGTGGCAATTAAAACCAACGAAGAGCAACCCGCAAAACGCTGCTTTGTGTGCCAGACCATTAATCAATGGAATTACCCAGCTAAAGATCGAAGTGGCGCATTAGAGGTGGTAGAGCCTGCGCATCTTGGCAAGTTACTGCAAAAAATTAAACAAGTTTCCAATCAATCAAATCAAGGAGCATAAATCATGGATTACTCATTTATAAACGACTTAAACAACGCAGCCCCACAAAACCAAAGCTTTAGCCTAATACCAGCTGGCACTTTAATTAAAGCCTCGGTGTGTATCAAACCTGGCGGCCATGGCCCTGGTGGCTGGTTTACCCAAAGCAGATCAAGTGATGCGGTTTATCTAAATGTCGATTTCACCGTGGTTGAAGGTGAATATTCAGGCCGTATTGTACATCAAATGGTTGGTATTCAAGGAACCAAACGCAATGACAAGGGCGAGGATATTTGGGGGCAAATGGGCCGCTCTATGCTGCGCGCACTCGTCGAATCTGCTTATAACATAATGCCAAATGACAATTCAGATGAGGCCAATATAAAACGCACTCTACAAGATATTAGCGGCATTAATACGCTAGTTTGTGCTGCCAAAGTTGGCGTTGATATTGATAGTACTGGTGCCCATCCAAGTCGCAATAAGATTGTCAATATCATCACCCCAGAGTCTGCCCAATATAAAACCATTATGGGGCAATCAAGTGTTGCATCAGCAACGACTAATGCAGCTGATTTGCCGGAATGGCTTAACCAATAAGGAGAATCATTATGGTGCGCCAACATCCGGCAACAGGACTGCCTAAACCTTATGAATTACTAATGCATAGCGGTGACATTACCGCTATTAACCAACTAGAAATCGGTGATGAGCTCATGGGCGCTGATAGCAAACCTATATTGCTTACCGATATTCGCACAGCAAAAGAAGATTGTTTTGAAATCAGGCCAATAAAGGGGCCATCTTTTTTATTAGGTGCAAATGACTATTTGCATTTGGTACGGGTTGGTAGCAGTGATGCTAAACAACAAACAAAAACCTTACCAATGTGGGAATATCAGCAGCAATCAGCGCATTTTAAAGGGGTGCATTTACTCTATCGCAGCCAGGTGGATTTTAAAGGCATAGCTGAACTGCCATTAGAGCCATATTTTCTTGGTATTATGTTAGGCGATGGTTGTTTTAAAAATGCAACTCCTAGCATTACCACGCCCGATCCTGAAATTGTTTCTTACTGCTTTGATATGGCAGAGCAAATGAATATGAAGGTTCGTATTAATCAAATCCCTGGCAACCAAGCTAATAGTTATTATTTTAGCACGGCTGCAGGTTGTAATAATCCGCTAACCGATATTCTAAGGGATTTGGATTTATTTGATAAATTATCATCAGAAAAATTCATCCCTAAGATTTACAAAATTGCAGACAAAGACAGTAGAGCAAAACTGCTAGCAGGCTTGCTCGATACAGATGGCTATATGCTGCATAAAACCTTTGAGTATTCTACCGCTTCAAAGCAACTAGCATTAGATATTGCTTTTATTGCCCAAAGTTTAGGGCTAATGGCACTGCCTAAAGAAAAAGTAGTGGATGGCCAAACGTATTACCGTTTTTGTATTTACGGTGATTTTAGCGATATCCCAATCAGGGTTGGCCGCAAAATACCAGGCCCAAGAGTACAAAAGCGCCATGTGCTGCGTACAGGCTTTACGGTACATCCTGTCGGCAAGGCCAATATCAAAAAACTCTATTTTGACAGTACAACCCCACAATTTTTAAAAGGTGATTTTATGGTGATGGAAGGATTAACGAGGTAACACATGCAAACACAAGATACGGAATCAATGAAATTATTGCTAGCAGGCAAGCTCATGCAGCAACTACAAAAACTTGGTCTCAATAAACCAATTGGCCAAATTACTGTTGGCGACTTAATTCTAATCGCAAGAGAGCTTAGCAATGAACAACATTAATGCGCTTATTGAAACAGCTTTGCAAGCAAAATCAGATAGTAAAAAACCGCGTAATTATTTAGGGGCATCAAGCTTAGGTGATGCGTGTGACAGGCGCATTCAATATCAGTATATGGGCATAAAACCTGATACTCAATTTACCGGCAAGCAATTACAAACTTTTGCTATGGGGCATGCCTTAGAAGATTTAATAGTAGATTGGCTTCGCCTTGCAGGTTTTGATTTAAGCACCCGCAATAAATCCGGCGATCAATATGGCTTTTCAGTTGCAGATGGCAAAATAGCTGGCCACATAGATGGTGTATTACTTAGTGGCCCTGATGGCTTTTCTTATCCTGCACTTTGGGAATGTAAAACCATGAATAACAAATATTGGCGCGATTGTGTAAGCCGTGGCATTGCCTTATCACACCCTCATTATTACGCCCAAGTCCAATTATACATGGCCTATATGCGCTTAGATGAAAACCCTGCCCTGATTACAGTGCTGAATAAAGATAGCTCCGAGATGCATCATGAATGGATTAAATTCGATCCAGCAATTGCTCAGCAATATTCTGATAGAGCCGTGCATATTTTAAAAGCCAGCAATGCTAAAGAATTTTTACCGCGTCTTGCTAATGATCAAAATTATTTGATCTGCAAGATGTGCCGCTTTAATAAAACCTGTTGGGAGCAACAAAAATGACAGACAATATTATTGATTTTAAGGAGTGGTTCGATCTAAACAAAGCCGCACCACAACATGTATCCCAGATGATGGGTCATTCAGAATCTACCTCTGAAATAAAAGCACGGTTAATTAGCAATTTAAGTGGGGTTTTATCTTATCTATTGCCAGGTGGTGTTTTTAAAAACAACAAATTTTATGTAGGTGATATCAGAGGCAATATGGGTGAAAGCCTGGTCATTGATATCTCAGGTGATAAGGCTGGCATGTGGCATGATTTTGCAACCGGCGAAGGTGGCGACATTATTGGCCTTTGGGCAGCGGTTACCGGGCGTGATACCAAATATGATTTCCCTGAGCTTATTAACGACATGTCGGATTGGCTTGGCATTAGAACGCGTACTTACCAAGAAGACAGAGAAATAAGAGAAAGGCTACAAGAATATGATAGCAATGATCTCAAAGATTTATGCCAAGATAATTTATTAGGCCAACCAACGGCGCGCTGGGATTACTATGATGAAAATGAAAAGATTATAGCCTGCGTGTACCGCTATGAAACCAAGCGTGGCAAACAATATCGCCCTTGGGATGTGAAAAGCTGTAGCCACCGCGCACCTGATATCAGACCACTTTACAATATCCCCAATATCATCAAATCCAGAAACATTATGATTGTTGAAGGAGAAAAATCAGCAGATGCTTTAATAAAATCAGGCATTACCGCAACAACTGCAATGTTTGGTGCTAATGCGCCGTTAGATAAAACCGATTGGCGACCCCTTTACAAAAAGCATATAACAATCTGGCCCGATAATGATGAACCTGGGATTGCTTATGCCAAGCAATTAGCTGAATTTTTAAAACCACATGTTGCCTCAATTGCTATTATCTTGCCACCTACAGACAAACCTAAAGGCTGGGATGCAGCGGATGCATTAGCTGAAAAAATCAACTTAAAAGAATTTATCCGCACCAGCAAAAAAGAGGTAATAAAACGATCTAACATTGAAGCGATTGATCTTTGTAATTGGCAAACACTACCGCCAGAGCGTAATTGGGTGATTAAAGAATGGCTGCCTAAAGGTTATGTTACCGCCATTTATGGAGATGGCGGCGTTGGTAAATCTCTGCTTTCACAGCAACTGATGACAGCTGTTGCAACAGGTTCACCTTGGCTTAATTTACCCATACAACAAGCAAAAGTTTATGCGCTGCTTTGTGAAGATGACGAGCAAGAATTATGGCGCAGGCAACATGCAATCAACAGCTATTTTGATGTGGAAATGTCAGATTTAACCGACAATCTGCGTATGATCTCAAGAGTCGGTGCTGATAATTTATTGATGATTTTTGATGGCAAAGATGCAGGCCAGCTCACGATGTTTTATCAGGAATTACTAGAAGATATTAAATCTTTCAAACCAGATTTAGTAATTTTAGATACGGTTGCGGATTTATTTGGTGGTAATGAAAATAATCGCTCCCAGGTTCGTCAGTTTGTGCAAAATTGCTGTGCTCGTATTGCCCGCGCCATTAATGGTGCTGTTTTGCTTTGTGCGCATCCATCAGATTCAGGTATTCAGCGTAAAACCGGAACAGGTGGCTCTACCGCTTGGAATAACACAGTTAGATCGCGCTGGTATTTCTCCAGAGCCTCTAATCAGGAAAATGGCAACACTAGAATTTTAAGCCGCAAAAAATCAAACTATGGTCCCATGCAAGAAGATCTAAATCTAGAATGGCAGGATGGTGTTTTTGTTCCAACAGGTGGCTTTTCTCCTGATTATTTAAAGCAAACATTGATTGATGCAATTAAAGATGCTGCAAGTGATGGCGTACCATTTACGCATACAGGTGAGCCTGGGCTCTTTAAGCAGCGTGCACGCTTGCCGGTAGAGTTACATACTTTGAGCCGTCATAAGATAGAGGCGCTGGCTAATGAATTGCTTGCTGAAGGGTTGCTAATCAAAACAACCAGTAGTGATAGTAAAGAGCAAAAATGGCTAGATGCCGCTTCACTTTCTAAAAAGTAAGGTATGCGGGTTTAAGCGATAACCAAATTCTTGTTTGTTATTACAGCCTGGCCAGCCGCGCATTTCGATAACATCATGACGCTGGACGGGCAAACCCAACTCTTTAGCCAAAGTGTCCTGGATCACTTTCTGCATTTTATTTAATGGCCGTCTGATTTGTTGCTCTAAATCGTTAACCATACCAACATGCGGTTCCATCAAATCAGATAATTGATTCATATTGAGAAAACTATGTTGCTCGGGTGGTTTGGCTACCTCAAAATCCTGCCAATATTGCTCCAGTAGCAAACGGAAAATCAATAGGCGAGAACTGGCTTGTCTGCCAACAACCACAATATCATTGATACTAACGCCAGCATCATTAATCTTAATTTCTAGGTATTTTTCTTCTGATGCAGGCTTTGGCTCTGCCAAATTGATTGCAGGAAATGGTAATATGCTAGCTGATTGATTTGGTAGATTATCAGCAACACCTTGTTTGCAAGTTGCCATAATACTATCTGCTAAGATTTCTGGCATCACAACAAAATCAGCAACTGATAAACGTTGTACCTCTAGCCCGGTTTTAGGTAATTTATCTCGGATATTTAACAACAGCGTTGGGCTAGCCTTTAGCTTATCCACTGTTAAATAGCGATAGTCATCACAGAAATCCATAACCACAATAGTTGCAAGACCATGTGGGCTCATTACAGCATAAATGCCTGTAGATAGCCTGTGAAAAGCAATTTCTTGTTGGCGCATACTATCTTCGATAAAATTCTCAAAGACCTTGTAGTTTAGCTCTACTGAGGTTTCAACAAATCGTTGCTTGCTATGGGTATTCGGCAGAATATACCGGCCACAGCTATCACAAACCAAATCATCACAATCCTCATCAAAATCAGGCTCAATATAAATTTGGTTATGGCAGTCATGATTGCTAACAAATTTTAAATCCAGGGTATCCCGCTGATTGTAGCATTTAACAAAGCAGCTAGAATGCGAGCGTGCGAAATTATTTTCCTGCAAAAACATCAATGCATTTTGATATTCCTGATTTAAATCTACCCACGATCCCTGGTGCATAATTAATGCTTTAATCGCATCAGTAGCAGCACCTTGCTTTTGGTAATACCTTAAGCCCATATGTTGTCCTCATCCATGATTTAAAAGCTTCCCTAGCATTTTTATCCAGCACATGCTCTGAATAACAGATGCGGATATGATCGCACGCCTCATCCAAACACCTAAAATACAGAGTAATACGCTTATTTTTATACAAGACCTTGATGGAATCCACCGCAGTAATATCCGCTAAAATATCACCAACCGCCGCTTGAATTGCTTGCAAATCCTCAGCAATAGAATCATGCGGGCAGGTGCTGATCACAATCTCGGTATTGTTGTGCAAATATGGCGATCGAAACCTAATTTCAAATAATTTGATTTCATTCGTCTGATGAGATGCACTATGGCGAATAAAGCGCTCAACCTGTTTGCTAAAATTCACATCACCAGCATCAACAAAGCTTAGCTCTTTGCCAAAATAATCGCTGACTAAGGCATTGGCAATAAACACTGATTTTTGTGGACATTTAGCGCAGATATTAACCTGGTTCCCATTAGCTGCAAAATCAATAATAGTCCATTCAGGTTTATGCCCATGCAATAGCTGATCGCAATTTAGCAGCACATCCTCATCACTTGCACGGCGAATAAATAAGTACAATCTGTCGTTATGCAAAAAGACATCTTGCAAGGTGCTCTCAAAGCCATCGCCTAAACTTGTATCGTATTTTTCTAAAATTTTAGTTATTGGGGATGATAAAACAAACTCAGCAAAATTAAGCTCACGTTGCCTTGGTGGATTCATTAGCACAAAAGCTGCAAAACCCTTTTTGTGAATTTTGTCATAGTGATAAATATTTTTAAGTGCATCTGGTTTTTGCTTAAACAAAGCAAATAGTAGTGATTTCTTATCGTACTTGTTGTTTTTAACCAAGCAGAATTCAAGCAACTCATCACTTAAAATTTCTTTGGCAATATCAGATACAGCGGTTTCTAATTTAGCATGGTTAAAGCGGTTTACCAGATAGTAATCAAACAACTGCTCTGATTTTTCCACTAGCATTTGCCGCATCTTAGAAAGCGGTACCTCTTGGGTAAAATCCAGATCGTTACTTGCAGCATACAGCACGGTAAGCTGTCTACCAGATAAAGATTCAATCCAATTTTGCCGTGATGAAACATCACTATATTCTGTCATTAATCTTTCAATAGGTAGTTCCAAATCGTGCTCCCAGAATCTGCGATTTGGCGTTATTTGAAAGTTAGTTGTTACTGCCATTGTTTGCATATTTAACCTCCGTTTTTCGAATTGCAATTACCTTCCCTAGAATTTTAAATGGCCGCTCCGGTGGGACAACAATAACCGGATAAGCCTGGTTTTCAGGCTTTAACTCAATGTGCCGATTAAGCTTATAAAAAGTTTTACAGGTTGCTTCATCATCATCCAATAAAGCAATAACAACCTCACCATTTATCGCTGTCTCTTGGCTGCGCACAATCACAAAATCCCGATCATCAATACCCGCATCAATCATACTGTCGCCTGTGATCTCCAGCGCAAAACAATGACCTCTGGCTATTGTTGTATCAACTAGAAATTCACCGCGTCTGTCTTCTATCGCAAGTATTGGGTGACCAGCTGCTACCTGGCCCAAAATCTCAACCGGCACCACCTGTGAAATCACGGGTATAGACGTTGCTGGTTCTATCAATTCAATAGCCCGAGCTTTGCCTTTACCACGTTTGAGATGGCCCTTAGATTCCAGCTGCTGGATTATTTCAATAGCACTAGAGCTTTTGATACCCCTAGCATCAGCAACATCGCGTACAGTCGGCGACATGCCGTGCTGCTGTTGATATTGGCGGATAACCCGCATGGTATCTCGCTGGGCCTGAGTTAGACCCACCGTGGGTTTAGGTCCTGGTTTCATATGCGCTTCCTTAGTCAT